ATACATTTTGCTGTGTATCAGATATGCAAGAATCCAAACACACGTATCATGTGGGTAGGTGGAAACGAAGATATAGCTAAAAATGCTCTTAGCGCAGTCCTAGACGTGCTTGACACGAACGAAGAACTTAGAGATGCATATTGTATGCCAGGAACATCTTTTAAGCCAGATAACCGCTCTGGTAAGAACTGGTCACAGAATCAGTTTACTGTAGGTACTCGTACAGTTGCAGGTATTAAGTCACCGACAATGGTAGCTGTAGGTAAGGGTGGAAAGATTCTATCACGTGACTGTGACATAATTATTGCTGATGACATTGAGGACCACCAAACTACTATGCAACCTGGTGCAAGAGAAAGTACTAGACAATGGTGGACAACAACATTATCAAGTCGTAAAGAAGAACACACTGCTATTGTTGTAATAGGTTCAAGACAACATCCTGATGATTTATATAATCACTTACTTGAATCAGATAACTTTACAAGCATTGTAGAAACTGCACATAATTTAATCTGTGAAATACCTGAACACTTAGAAGAAGAACACATAGATTGTATGTTATGGTCAAGCAAACGTTCTTACAAATGGCTAATGTCTCGATTACATTCTGCTGAATCAACTGGTGGTAGACAAACATTTGAAATGGTTTATTACAATCAAGCATATGTAGAAGGTACACAAATTTTTACTATGAACGTAGTTGACCAATGTATGCGACCTGACTTAGTACTAGGACAAGTATATAAAAACTTATATTTAGTAGCTGGACTTGACCCTGCATCATCAGGGTATCAAGCATCAGTGCTATGGGGTATAGACCAATACCGTGGTGAGTTATATCTAGTTGACCTAGAAAACAGAAGAGGTGGAGGTATTAGAGCTGCACTAGACCAAATGGCTGATTGGACACATAAGTACGATTGTAGACATTGGATAGTAGAAGAAAATGGTTTCCAAACAGCTATACGTCAAGATGCTGCAATAAAAGAATTTACATTACGTAGTGGTATAACAGTACAAGGACACTTAACAGGTAAAAACAAACACGACCCACTATATGGTGTAGGTGCTATGGCTGATTTGTTTGAAGCTAAAAAAATACACCTACCTACTGGTGATGGGGAATCTAGTGCTAAAGTACAGAAATATCGTCAACAACTGTTATACTTTGATGGAAAACCTGTTTCCAAAAGAAACAAAGAGAAAACTGACATAGTTATGGCTAGTTGGTTTCCAATGAAAGTTTTTAGGCGTATGCAAAAAGAGCATGCTGCTGATATAGGATTAGACTATAATCCAAGTTATGGAGATTATAAAATGACAGATATAAACGAAGCACCATGGGGATAGAAAACCTAGACATTAAAAACTATCAAGAGATAGTTAAAAATGCTGCTGAACTTACATCAGGTAAATTAGTACAAGAACGTCAAGTACAGAAAGCTAGAATAAAAGCAATCCTTAATGGTGGTGCTGATGGTATTAAAGCTTTACTAGGTAACACAATGGAAACCTCTGATGCTGATTTGTTACCAGCTCCTAACATGTTGCAGTCAGGTATAGACCGACTTGCACAAAAGATTTCAGGTATACCTCAAGTACGAGTAGATGTACCTAATGAAAATGATTCACAAAGAAGTAAAGTACGTGCAGAAAAATTAGAACGTATTGTTACTAACTATGATGAAAAACAAAACTTAACTTTACAATTAGCACAAGCATCTAGGTGGCTACCAGGTTATGGTTATTGTGCGTGGGTAATAACTACAAGAAGAGATAAAAATGGTTATCTTTATCCATCAGCAGAACTAAGAGACCCTTATGATACATTCCCAGGAAACTTTGGACCTGACCAACAACCAAGAGAAATGGCTGTTATTAGACGTGTTCCTAGATATAAACTTGCACAAATTTATCCAGAATTTTCTAAAGAAATTTTAAAGATAGATGAAGATGATACAGATTCACAATCAGATACAGCTACTCCGTTTATGTCTTATGAAAACAACAGAGAACAAGGTTGGGAAGATAACACATACTCTGGTGTACGTATTATTGAATATTACGACCAAGGCGGTACTTACGTAGTATTCCCAGAACGTAATATGATCTTAGACTTTATACCAAACGTATTATCTACACCACCATTTGTGTTTATGAAGAAATTTTCTTTTGACCAACTTAAAGGTCAATACGACCACGTAATAGGTTTGATGGCAATGATGGCGAAGATTAACATTATGTCAGCAATCGCTATGGAAGATAGCGTATTTACAGAAACCAACATATCAGGAGAGATAGAATCTGGACAATACAGAAAAGGTAGATTTGCAGTAAATTATCTAGCTCCAGGTACGCAGGTTTCTAAACCAATGAACAACATTCCGTATCAGTTGTTTCAACAAATAGATAGATTAGAACGACAGCTTAGATTAGTAGGTGGTTATCCAGTTACTGATGATGCACAGTCACCTAACTCTTTTGTTACTGGTGCTGGATTGCAAGAACTTAATGGTGCTATGTCATTAATGATTAACGAATATAGAGAAATAGTAAAACACGCTATTGTTGAAATGGACGCTAAACGTTTAGAAATGGACGTAGTAATATCTTACTCACAAGAAATTTCTAAAAAACCTATGGCAGGTTTCTTTAACGGTTCAGCTTTTGCAGAAAACTATTCTCCATTAGCAGATATAGGTGGAGACTTTAGAACAAGACGTATCTATGGTGTTATGGCTGGATTTGATGAACCACAAAAAATTGTAACTGGTTTGCAATTACTACAAGCAGGTGTTATAGACGTAGAAACATTACAAGATAACATTGATGGTTTAGAAAATATAGCTAAAGTACAAGAACGTATTAGAAAAAATAAAGCAGAACAAGTATTATTTGATTCTATATTAGCTAGGTCAGCACAAGGAGACGCACAAGCAACTATGGCAGCTATTGCTATATATGAATATCCATCTGCTATAACTGATATAATGAAACAATTCTATACACCTGAAGAACCACAGATGTCTCCAGAGCAAGAAGCAATGATACAACAACAATTAGCACAACAGATGGGAGGACAAGGTGGACCTCCAACAATGGCACAAGCTTTTGGTATGTAAAATGGATGAATTTTTAGAAACAGAGTTTTGGGACATGATATACCAAGAATACGGTGTAACTGATGAATTAGACATATTGTCAGAAAATGTAACTGAAATTATAAATATACAAAAAGGTATAATTATATTAATAACAAAGGATTTTTATAATGGCAAAGAGTCGTAGAGGTGGAGCAAGACAACCTAGAAAACCAGCACCAGTAGCAGCACCAGGTCCTGGAGCAGGTGCAGGTCAAAATAGAACAGATGGTGGACCAGCTAGTTCTAAACAGCCTATTCGTAGAATACCTGGACAAGATTATGGTGAAGGTAAACAACTAGTAGAACAACAACAAGCTGCACCATTACCTAACAATCAAGGTATATCAGTACCAAGTCAACAAGGAATGTCTCAAAGACCTAATGTTTTTGGTGCAACAGATAGACCATCAGAACCAGTAACTGAAGGTGTTCCAATAGGAGACGGTAGTTTTCCTATAGAAGGAAATAGTGATACGAATATATTCTTAGCTGCATTGTATTCTCAAAATCCACATCCTGCTATAGCAGAATTACTAAATTCAGGTAATGAATGATATTTGGAGATTATTTTTTTGAAAAAGATTTTTTAAAAATCAAAGATAGACAAAACAGATTATATAAAAATTATCAAGAAATAGCTAAAGCTAATCCACAATTAGCAGAAAACGTTATAAACATAACAGAAAACAATCCTATGCTTCCTAAAGCTACAGTTAAAGCAGCTGCACAGCTTAATGAAGACCCTAACTCAGATAGATTAAACGAAATTAACTCACAACTGTATGAACAGTTTTCTAAGAAAGAAGCTGAAATCTGGGAGTTTATGAACGATAAGTATCAAAACACTGAATATGTAGATGATATGAGATTTACAGCTGCTAACTGGCTTAAAGGTGATACACAATATGGTGTGTGGATAGGTGCAGCTATGGACCATGTATTTGAAACAATTTCTAAATATAACCCATTACCTAATACTGGTTTTTATAAAGACGGTTTTCAAATAGATGTACAAGATAAAAGTGGTAATACAGTTACTGTTCCTAATCCAGATGCTCCTATGTCAGGTAGAGTCTTTCAATACATGTCTTCTGTTTTAGCTTACGACAAAATGTTAAGAGATGGTGTAGACCCTACTACTGCTATTAACGTACCAAGAATTGATATAAGTAAAACACAAGTAGCTAATTTAGGTATAGATACAGGTTGGTCTGGTCGTATAGACAAGTTAGTAGATGCATTTAAAGAAGGTCAAGAAATGGCTGGTGAAACAATTTATCAAGCTATGCGTATGAAAGTAGCTAACAACGAACCTATAAACTATGACAGAGATAGATGGTTTTTATTTTCAACTATTGATACAGAAAAAATGCCTCAATACAATGACTTAGTAAATATTTATGGATACACACCAGAAAAAGCTAAAGAACTTATATACAAAAAAATTGGTGAACCATTAGCACCGTTAGATAAACCTGGTGAAATAAACTATTTAAGTTCAGACAAACCTAATAAAATAAACTTTTATGCTGGTAGAAGAAATAAAGGATTTGTTTATAGTGCTGATGACCCTGGAAGAACTCAAGAAGGTTATCAACAATTAATTCCTTATTCACCTGGACGTTATCAAGCAGCTATGATTTCAGCACCTGGTACAGAATCTTACAACAAACTGTCAGGTGCAATAGATTTAACTTATAAATTAGTTCCTGAGTTACTTGCAGATAAAGGTGTCAGTCAAGTAATGAATCAATTTAAAAACCTTAGACGTGTAAATAAACTTTTAGACCAAGAAACAGGAGAAGTATTAGCTACAGGTAAAAGATTTAAACTTAATCAACAAGGTTTAAGAAAAGAAGCTGAAGAACAAATTGCTAAAGATATAGACGGTTTAACTGGCGAAGGTCTTAAAGAGTATATGCTAGGTGCTAATGCTAAATTAAAAGCTATTGATAATGGTGCAGCAAGAGTTACCAAAGCTACTAATAGACAAGTAAAACAGTATGGTTTTTTTGGTGAACGTGTACCTAAATTTTTTAGACAAACAAAAGATGAATTTTTAGATACACCGTTTATGAATCAATTATTTTATTCGTTAGCTGACGAAACAGATGAAATGATTATAAAAGCTAATCCATTCTTTAGAAATTTAGATGGTAGATTTGTTGGTAGAGTTGTAGAAGAACAAAACCCTGCAAAAATTAAAGAGTTGTTTGGTTCTTTATTAGACGAAGGTGTAAGTATTGGTAAATACACCAGCAAAGGTTTTGCACAAATAGATACTATGCCTAAAGTTGCATCTTTTGCATTAAACAAAGCATTAGTAAGTACAGCAAAAACTGGTAAAAAATTACAAAGTTCTACAAATGTTGGAAAACAAATAGCTGGTAGAGCATTATCTACAATAGGAAATGAACAAGCAGCATTTAGAAGTGCTAGAAGTTATTTAGGACAAGGTTTAAATATTGCAATGTCTCCTTTACGTAATACACCTAACAAAAAGTTTTTATCTGTATTAAAACCATTGTCAAGAAATGATGGAATTATTGACGGAACTATAGCAGCTAGTAGATGGTTACCTAAAAAAGAACAGTTAATAGAAGCTGCTTTAAATGCTAAATCTAATGTAGAAGAGTTAACAAGTATCACAAGTAAAAAATATGAAAAAATGTTAGGGTTTAACTCTACTTTTAATGCTGGTAGTACTCCTTCACAACAAAGAATGTTAGGACTAATACCTGAAATGGGTTTACCTTTGAGAAACTTTTCACAAGCTTATGACCAGTTGTTTGCACATTTACAAAGTACAGGTTATGACTCAGCAGTTGGTTCTCAAATACTACAAGAATTTAGAGGATTAAAATACCAAGACCATAGAACTATTAGAAAGTTTGCTTATGAACAAAGAGTTAGAGATATACAACATGTTAAAGCTAAAGGTGGTAATCACGAAATTATGGCTGAAGCTTTAGAAAATTATTCTAAAAGTGAAGAAGATAGATTTATTATGTTTATTAACGAATTTGGGGATGATATGCCTTTTGCAGGAAACATGTCTGAAGGTTTAGAAAAAATGACTTATAAAAATTGGGATGGTACAGATAGAGAAGTTATCATACCTACTGCACATCTTATGTCTGAAATGGCAGATAACTCAGTACAGTTAACAGATTATAATTTAATGAAACGTTCTATGTCTTCATTGTTTACTTATTACGATGATATGAACTCTTTAAGTCAAACATTTACAATACCTATAAAAAATGCTAAAGATTACGTAACTAAATATAAATTTGGATTTAGTAAAGAATATGCAGAAAATCCTTTTATAGATTACACAACAGGACAATTAAAAGGTATACCTGTAGATAAACTAGGACAAGATGCTGTAACTTTAGCTTTAGATTATTACAACCGAAATATATTTAAACCAGCTGTTTTATTACGATATGCTTTTTTTAGTAGAGTCTTTTTAGAAGAATCAATGCGTTTTGCTGCAGGACATATGGATTCGTTTTTTACACACCCAATACACTATATACAGTGGGTAACTATGGGTGGAGAAGGAAAAATTGCTAGAGCTGTTAGAGGTGGTGCATCTTCTATTGACGAAAATAAATTGCTTGATAGCTTTGAACATTTACAAGCTATGAACCAAACATTTTCTATTGCAGGGCTGCAAGGAAGAGCAACTATCAAAAATAAAAATGTTAAGTATGTTATGCGTACTAAAACAGAAATGGAAAAAGGCATTAAAACTAATGCAGATGATTATGTAGAAGCAGTTAGGTTTGAATTAATGTTATTGCGTAGTGACGAAATAGCTAGAAAAGTAGCTGAATATGGTTATGGTAGTGACAAACTTTCTAAATGGATTTTAAGTAAAGATGGTGCTAGAGCTAGAGAAGAACTTGTAGATATGGGTGGCGGTAGATTTAGTAAGATGTTAAATGACAGTGATTTTATAGACCAATATTTACAATCTATTGAAACACGTATAAGAATCAAAACAGGTGGTCGTGTAGAAAAAGGAACAGAATATTTTTATGACGAAGCTGCTAAAGCTTATAGATATAACATTTCAGCTACAGATACAGGTAATAGTAATTTAAGAAATGCAATAGCAACAGGAAGCTTACATAAATGGGATGATGCAGGAAGAGCTGGAGAAAGTCTTAGCTTTTTAGAAGATTTAAACAAACGTATACCAGAAAGATTGTCACTTCGTGGTAAAACAACAATGTCAGACATAGACCAAGAGCTTAAAAAATATGTTGGAGAAAAAGGTCTTAACTTAGATTTAGGTGCTGTAAAAGTATCAGAAGATATTGTTAATAGAAAAAATTTAGGACCATTAGGTAATTTTGAAAAGAGTATGGATAATTTAGTAAACATTGCGTTTAATCACATGATGGGTAAACCTAATGCTTATTTGTCAAGGTCAGTAGCTTTTAAACAATTTAGGTATATGCATATACTTGATAACTTTGAAAATTACTCTTGGAAAGTACGAGATGAATTTATTAAAGAAGCTGAGTTATTAAAGATTCCTAAAAACGTTATTGCTGATTTAAAAGATGCACGTAGAGCTACAGTTAGCGGAAAGATAGATAATTTTAAAGTAGCAGATACAAATGCTAAAGCTTATGGTTTATCAGGTACTAAACAGTTGTTATACGATACATCTAAAAGACATGCTTTATCAGATGTTACAAGAAATATCTTTCCTTTCCCTGAAGTATGGTTTGAGTTAGCTACTACTTGGAGTAAGTTACTAGCTAATAATCCACAGTTAATACGTAAAGGACAACTTACAGTTAACGGTGCTAGAGGTTCAAATTTATTTGGATTTCAAAGTGAATCATTCTTTACACCAGACCCACAAAATCCTGATAACGAATTGTTTGCACATCCGTTTAGTGGGTTTATGGGAAGTTTAATTTATGGCAAAGAAAGAAACACTGAAGTAGCTGCCAAGAGCTATGTAACTGGTATTAACCTACTAGGACAAGGATTTGTACCTGGACCTAACCCATATGTTGCATTTGCTTTAGATAAGGTATTACCTAAGTATGGCTACGGCAGAGAAGTGAGGGAAACTTTATTTGGTGATTTTGGTACTCCAGAAATAAGAGATGTGTTACTACCAAAAGCTCCTTGGTTAAAAAAACTATTAGCTGCAACAGGTGGTATTGGAAAAGATATAGATGATTATGGTAATGAAATTTACACAAGTGAATACGCTGCTATGAGAGCATCTACAACAATAGATATATATAGATACGGTATGTTGACAGGTGAAAATCAAAGATTATATAAAGCAGGCAAACTTGATAAGTTTTTAAGTAAAAAATATGGTCAAAACTTTGACAAAACTTTAATTACTAAATCAGATATTGACGAAGCTTTCTTAGAATATTCTAATAAAAAAGCTACACAAGTATTTGGAATTAGATTTTTAGCACAATTTATTGGACCAACAGGTATTAAACCAGTATTTTATGCAGAAGATAAAGATGGTAAATTGTTTAGTACACAAGTTCTTGCAGAAGAATATAGAAAAATTAGAGAAGAAACTAATCAAGATGACGTACAAGCAGCTGAAAGATTCTTTAGAGAATTTGGTTATGACCATGGTTGGTTAACATCAGGTAAGTCAGTGTCTATTGCTGGTAGACGTTCTATAACAGATAGAGTAAAAACTTGGCAAGCAGAAAATGAAAAAGACTTAGAACCTTACACATTAAGTGCTTATTTCTTATTGCCAGATAATCCATTAGATGATAGGTCATATGCTGATTTGTATGATGAGTCTATTATGTTAAATCCTGACCAATATCGTAGGTCTGTAAATGATACAGTAGCATACTATAAATATGCAGCTTTTTCAGAAAAAGTAGAATCTAATGACACAATACCTAATGATGAAAAAGTTTTCTTAAAACGTTTAGTACGTAATGGTTTAATTATAGATTATCCAGGATTTCAAAGTCAAACTTATGGTATTACAACTGCTGTTAAAGCTAAAGATATATTGTCTGAAATGGAACGCGAATGGTTAAAAGAAGGTAGTTTTGCCTCTACAACTGATGCAGGTAAAGGTTTTGCTAAGTTATACCCTATATGGCAAGCTATGGGTAATCAATCAATACAATACTCAAGTAGTAAAAACCCTGATTGGTGGTTGTCTTCTACACAAGATGAAGCAAGATATATGCGTATTATGACACATCAAGTAGCTATGCAGATAGCAAAAGAAAATCCTGACTTTTACTATGTCTGGATAGGTGTTATGTTAAGATTATACAGAGATGACACTGAAGCTCTACAATATGGGGCTACATTAGGAAGATAATGGTAGAGAAAACACAAAATACATCTTTTGGTAATACTGAAGAAAATACAAATGATGAACCAGTAGAACAATTAAATCCTGAACAAAAAGCACTATTAGATACTTACTTAATGCAATTAGACCCTGCATATGCACAACAATTTGAACAAGAATATAGAGAAAGTATAGAAGAATTTGGAGTATTTGATTCAGTTAAATTAACTGCTTACTTGCCATTTATGGATTTTGGAGGATTAGAAGACCCTGATGCTAGAAAAGTACCTGTGTATGACAAAGATGGTGTAGAAACAAATAGGTTTAAATCTTTTACAAGTTACTTTGAAGATTTTCCTATTAGTGGAATATTAGCTAGTGCTAACTCTGAACAAGAAATAATAGAGTTTCAAAGATATTTAGAAGCAAAAGGTATTGTAGATGAAGGTTATTTTAATGATTCAATAGGTCAATACAGTAATAAGTTATTAGAAGTTGTATATGACATTATGGATTATGGTGATGCTAATTTAAACATATTAGAAAACAGTCCAGAATATAAAGCTTTAGAATCTGAAAATGATGTTAGATTTTTTATGGCTCAAGAAGATGAACCACAATATGTTATGCAACGTAAGATTTTTAATAAAGCTATAGATGCTTACGCAGAACAAACATCTTATTTAGAACGAGAAGAAAAAAAACAAACTAGAGAAAAAATAGAAGGGGATTTATTTCAACAAGCTTTAGAAGAATATCCTTCTGATGAAGAGTTTAAAACTATATTTGAAAATGCTTTAGCAGATTCAGGTAAAAGAGTTACTCCAAAAATGTTAGATAAAGCAGCTACAGCTTTCGGTAAAGCTTATTCAAAAGAAATGATGGATAACGCTGACTTAATTGCAAACTTTAAAACAAGTGACATATACGCAGATTATGTAGAAGGTACTAATATTAAAAGAGAAGATGTTCAAATGGGTGGATATATGCCAACAGAACGTAGATTAAATACTGACTTTTTTAAAGATGGTATTACAGCTCAAGGTTTTGCTGAAGATTATGTAGAGGAAGAATATGGTAAAGAAATGGATGCAGTAGCTTTAGGAAATAAAAAAATAGAGACACAACAAGCTTTGTTATCTGAAGTATTTAGGTATATATCACCATGATAAATCCTGGTGAAAATGTACAAAAATTAGACCCTCAACAATTAAAAGGTCAAGATAGAGAAGCTTATGATAGACTTGCACAAGCAAAGTTACAAGCTGAAGAAAATTTAAAAGACGTTCAAAACAAACCTTTATCAGGAACTACAGGTGCTCAAGAAGCTAGAGTAAATTATTATAAAAGAAAAGTTAATGATGTAATTATTGAAATAGATAATTTTTTAGCAGAAGGAAGTGCTGAAAAGTTTTTTCATAATTATATGAATACTAGAAGTGCTGAAAGTAATGCATTAAAGAAAAATACCAGATATGGACCTGGTGGATTAGCACCTATTGAAAATTATAGTTATGCTGAATTGCC